TCGTGGGTTATCTTCTCGAATCTATTCAAAATACTGTCCGAATAGTTCGGGTATCTTGACTTAAAAGCTTCTCTTAATGTCTCCATTGATAACAACATTTTTTGTTCATTATAAGTACAGTTTCGCAGTCCCATCCTTCAAAAGATATTGGATGAGACGATTTTGTTTCTCGCAGGCCTTTTTCTGTCAGCCATAACGCATCACACACCTTGCTTAATGCCCTAAAATCCAAATATTCTTTGGTCTTAAATAGTTTTGGCGCGAATTTGTACGTAGGCAGGTACGTAGGCAGTCCATTCAAGTCTTCTTCTCCGTCAATTACTAATATCTTGGCATCATCTGTAAACTTCAATTTAAAGCTCACAGATGGATCACAGAACACCCATTTGTAGTCTCTGTTATAATCTATCCACCCGTAGTTTGAATCGATTGGAGACGTCCATAGGCCGCCGTATGGCTTGTTGAAGTTTATATTCATGATAGGATCAAATAGAATCGGCCTGAAATGTTTTCGGCCGTAATGGATCACGGTAAGATTTTTTACCGTGTCCACATCGCAGAATTTGTAATTGGTTTCTGTATTGTTGATCCTTGAGAACAGTTTATCTATTAATGCGTTTATTATATCCATCACATTGTAATAATGTCAAAAACCTTCTTTATTTGTTTTATTGTGTTTTGTTCAAACAATTTATGCAAATTCTTTATGTTTTCGTAAAACGACAAATCGTGATTATATGCTATTTTGTCAATTACGCAAAAACAATTATTATATGGACGTCCATATTCAAGTGCATCTTCATCCTCATTGTAATTAATGTAAAAATACACATAGTCGTCATTACCTCCAAAGAAGTTTGCAAGATTAACTTCGAAAAATGGTCGCCTGCTAAATGAAGGCATTTCGTTTAAAAATAATTGTTTTACATCATCTTTTGTTGTTTTCATTTCTGTGTGCTTTATTTTACATGTTTGTTTATAAACGCCCGAATATCGGCTACTCCATATTTGAATTTATTCAAATGGTTTATAACCGAGTTTGGATTATGGCTATATTCTGCCGTGAACGAATAACCATCTAAACACCAATAATAAGTACCTTTATCTATAATTACCTCCAATTCTTCTCCATAAAACTTAACGATGTTAACCAATCTACCTGAATGTTCTTCAATAGTAGTCGTTTCATCTTTGGTTTTAATCACAAAAAACTTTCTGTTGAGGTTTTCTGGGATAACGAAGTCAATTTCATTAAATTCATCCGTATTAATTTTTTCGATTAGTTCATCTATTGAAAAATTGTAATGTAAACAAACTTGAGATACTTGATTATATACGGCATAAAAGTAATTATTATTATAAACAACATCTATTTTCTTGCCATTAACCTCTACGGTGTCTATTTTCTTGCCCGTAACTATCTCTGCCCCATCAAAGAAATTCACCTTTTCAAAAGGCTTGTAATTCAACGCATCATTAACAGTGTAGATCTTTTTCACGAAGTCCCACCAAAGCGATTCTTTGTTTTTGGTCTCAATCTTTTCTTGATCCATTTTTTCGCCCGCAATAATGAAGAAATATTCATCGTTTTCTCCCACAAGTCCAACTCTTTCACAAAGATACAATTTTACTTCTGGATATACAAACAAAGCGTCGTAAAGAAGCCTCGCGTTAAACACGCATCCGTTTATTTCGATCAAAGAATCAATTTTCTTGCCGTAGATCAGTCCTGTTATACCTTTGATATTTTTAGTGGCTTTGAGTATTTCTTTAGGATCAACATCAATCGGGTAGTCATGGTAATCTTTAGGGATAACCTCCTCCCATCTTGGGAAACGGCGATCGCATAAATCGCCGTTCTTTCGTATTATCTTACCTTCATTTTCTGAGTCGTAGTCAGATTTTAACACGCAAATCACACTCCCGTTTGTGGCTACAATCTTACCATCTTTATACAAAAGCCCGTCGGGATAAGGATAACGATCTTCGCCTACGCAATTGTACATTGCTTTTATTCGTTTTGATTCTTTTGTTTTCATTGTTTTTCGTTCTCCATTTGTGCTAATTTCATTTTTAACTTCTCTATTTCTTGTTCTTTTTCTTTCTTTATTTTTTCTTCGATTTCTTCTTTTTTCTTATCGAGAAATTTTCTCGCATAATTATATTCTTTTTCGAGGTCTTTTGCTTTGTAATTAAGTGGAAGTGTAATCTGATTTGTATATTCTGTTATTTCCACACCGCCGAAATTTATCGAGTACTTTCTTTCTTTTGTAAAATACACCGATAATTTTTTAGAATAGTCTTTACTGTATTCAAAAACAGTAAGATGTTCGATCGGTGTTCTGCCAACAAAATCTGCATATTCGTCGGCGAGCTTTTTCAGTTTTTTGATTTGTTCTTCCATTGCTTTAAATTTTAGTTTAGTTTGCCTACTCTATCATGGCTTTTCGGCCTACGCCATTTTGATGTAAAAATACGAATAATAATCAATATAACAAACTGAAAATTATTTATTTAATTATATTTAACTATGTTGGCTTGTTTTTTACGTTTGTTTTATGTATCGGCACAAATTAATGCCTAAAATGTGCCGACTTGTTTTCTGTTATTATCGTAACAAATTATTGCTAAAAATGTTACACTTCAGTTCATATCATTCTCCCACCAATCTGCAAAAATATCTCTCGCCTTACCGATTAGCTCCCGTACTTCTTTTTCGCAACTCGGAGTAAGGGGAAAGTTAAACAACCCGATTGTGTCTTGTTTTTCGGTCGGGGCTACATAAGAATAACGTCCGTCGGCCGATTTGCAATAACGTTCGTCTCCTTCGGTTTTATTTTTACATAAAATTGAGTACCGAACAATGTTTTCGGCCTCAATGGTTTTCAGAAATATGCACGGAGTGCCGTTGTTGGTATCTTTGATAACCAACTCGCTTCGGCTTAATAAGTCACGAAACCATTTAACCGTCCCACGCGCATTTTCTGCGGCCTCAATCTTAACATTAAGATCAATGCCATAAATAGATACTTTTGTTTTCATTCTTTTTCTGTTTCAATTAATGAATAAGCAATACTTTTAAGATGAGGCTCAAGCATATTTAATGCCTTGCTTTCGTCGCCTATCATGTCATTAGTGGCAAGGCTATGACACCACCGACCAACCATCATCCCACCACCCTTGTTCTTGTTCATTTAAAAAACACACATCCGGTAATTGATAATCATCATGAGTGAACCAACAACCATTTTTATAGTAGAGACATTCATCATCCATAAAGGAACGGTGTCTTATTTTTTTACCTTCAATCATTGCAGCATATTTAGCTTTAATGAGAGAAAGCCCAGCCACTAACACATTATTTGCGTCAGTGGGGGTGTTGTTTTTCAAATAATCGTTTTGCATATTATTAAAGTTTTGTTTTTAAAATGAGGTTCAGTGGTTTTAATCCCCACCGAACGCAAATAATCGTAACGTTACCAGTAATAGTTTCCCACCGCACACTAAAACGGTAATCCATCGTCATTTGTGTTTGAGGTTGTTACTACTGGCTTTTTATAGTGCCTGTTTTCATTATAAAATTGTAGTGCTTTTTCAACGTGTTCAGCTTCATTTTGGCTTATCTCTAATTTATTCAGCATCGAAGCTAAATCATACATAGCAGTTAAAGCACTACTTAATTTTTGTTCAAGGTCAGGCACTACAACATCCCGTTCCCAATGTAACTCGCTTAGTAATTGGTTTATAAATTGTTGGTCTTGGTTATTTTGGCTTTGTGAAATCTGAACACAATCCTGTTCGTTCCAACAATCTCTACCAAGTACACCGCCACAACCTCTGCAAATTTTCATATTTATATTATTTTTGTTAATAAATCCAACGCTAAACTACTACTGGTAACACAGTATTTGCGCCATTAAAACGAGCGTAAATACTACGATAAGCGCATTTATTTTCTGCCCGTATTCTGAAACAGTCATCGTGCTATTGTTTATTTCAGAAACAAGCATCTCAACTTCAATGCTTCTTTTCAAGTCCTCAATAATAGCTGTTAGTTTTTCGCTTGTCGCATTGTTTAGCTCCAAATCTGTCGATCCAATTTCTCGGCCTGTTATCTTATGATAAAACACAACTTTTTCGTCCTCTATGATATATTCATAAGGATATTCATTACCTTTGAAACACGGAGAACCATATTCTCTTATTTTTTCAAGTATGCGCTTGTTTTCTCTAATATCATTCATGATTCTAAAATATTAATTTTGTTTTCGGCACGATTGTTTTCTGCCGTTGTTTTTTCTGCTTATGTGAATATACGGCCGACAAATATCATCGGCCGATACTCGTTTATCTTTTTACAACTTTAAATGGTTTATTCCATTTACCAACGCCAATATTTAAATAAAAACCCGTGTCAAAATAATCTGTCATCGTATCGCTGTCGTCGTAATTATAAGATTGAGCAAAAGAAACTACGTTTTTCAGTAGCTTTTTGCCGTACTCTGTCAATTTCTTACTTTCGTCTATCCAATAATAATTCACTTGTGCACAGTCTTTTTTTTCAATTAAAACGTCTTCAGGTGCTTCCATCAAATCAATATAAATTGAATCCGTAAATGTACTATTTTCTTTTGTAATTGAAAATTTACAGTTTGGAAATTCTTTTTTAAGATACAACCTTATTTTTGCGGTTATATCCTTTGTGGTTAAATTACTGTCGTAATTTTCGCCAACCCATCCGTTTGTTGTTTTCATTTTCTTATGTATTTAATTGTTGTTTTTTCTGTTTGTTTTCTGCACGGCCGTATTTTCTGCGTACTTATTTTCTCCAATTGTTTTCTGTATTGCAAATTAATAATGGGAGAGTGCAAAATATACTCTCCCGATTGATTGTTATTTGTTTATACCTTCAAAATATCGAAGTAGCACCGTAAATCTTTCGATATATATGTTTTTTGTGTAATCGTTTAATATTACTCCGCTTCTGTCGTTTTCAATCACCGTGCCCGAAAAATCGATATTTAACATCTTACATGCAACCGCCGTAAAATGTTCGAGCTTCTTTTCGAGGTAGTTTATATCTATATTTCGATATTTGCCGTTTTTCAGCCCATCGATAATCGATTTTATCGGATCAATAAGCGTTGCGTCGATAATAAATTTATTCACGACGTCGTTTTCTGTGTTTAGTGTTGCTTTCATTTTATCTGTTTTTTGTTTTCTGTTTAGATTATTTCAAATCTGAATCTATTCTTTTTCTTAACCACCCGAAACCTATCCATTCTGCCCTTGCTATTAGTCAAAGAATACATGCCGTGCTCACCTTCATGCAGCTCAATACTTGTCGAATAAAAGTAATCATTCACCATCTTTGTTATTTTCTCCAAAGACGGAGCACTTGCCAACAATGTTACTGTTTTCATTTTTCTAAATTTTAAAATAGTTCAACTATTATTCTAATTGTAAAATACGCAGCCGCCGACAAAACTGCAGCCCAGCACAATACGTCCATTAATTTTTCTTTGTTTTCTGCGTTCATATCCTTTGTTTTTTAGTTGTTTTTCTGTGAATAGGATGGGATAAACTCCCCCCTTATTTTACACTGTAATATTCGCCGGACTTCATGAATTGCGACCAGTCGTCGCCTGTCCAATAGTACGCCTCCACAAATTCATCCCTATTCATTTGCAGCGTTCTGTACTTCGAGCCGTCAACGCGGATCGTGTACGTTCTTTTTGCCTTGTTGGGAGATATTCTAAACTCTCTCCCAGAAATAGATTTTAATGTTTTCATTTTTACTTAATTTTTAAAGTGAATAATTCGCTCCCGCCGAAAAATTCAATTTTTGCACGCTCTTATTTGCAGGGCATTACGGCGGGATATTGGTTTAAATATTCATTGAAAATCTTCGGCTTATCCAAGCTGGCACGTAATCCGGCTTTGTTTTAATTTGTCTTAAATAGACACCGTACAATGCACTTCTATCTGTGAAGTTTGAGAAATGCCCGTTAAAATGATCAATACCGCATTCAGTATACGTTTTGCCTTTGTACTCAAAACAATAAACGTCTTTTTCATAAGTAGAATGTTTATATTTTATCGGGCGCACGGTTACCGTTTCGACAAAAAAGCCGTCTTTTTTGCGTGCGTTTAACCACGCTTCGAATAATTCTGTACCTTCTTCGTAGTACTTTTTTTCTGCTAATGTTTTCATTTGCTTTTAGTGTTTATATTGTTCTTTTGTTAGCACAATCGTTTGGTTGTTAGTTACTAAATCACCGAACAATCGATAATATATAAGTCTGTCTTCGCTGCACGGTATAGCCACGTCGTCCAATATGCGTGCTATTTTCTTTAATTGCTTCAGCGTTATTGTTTCAAATTCTTTTGTTTTCATTGCTTTTCTGCATTTAAATTGTTTTCTGTATTTGTTTTTCGCGCCTATTTTCGGCGCTTGTTTTCTGCCGTTGTTTTCTGCTCCCATACTTCGCCTAAATAGGCAAAGAATAGGGGGGGGGTGAATTTACACCCTCCGGATAATTATTCAAATTGATCGTATGAAAACGATTTTTCGCGAGGACTATATTCTTTTTCAATCGCAAAATTAAACGGATTGAAAATGTAGTAAGGATAAGAACGGTCAGCGCTGTATTTTTCTATTTCATCAATCGTTTCGAGCCTCTCAACAGAGAAGGCCTCTCCTTTCATGTTTTCTTTTACTTTTTCAACATCGTAGCCGCACAATTCGCAAAATTCAACGGCTTTTTTTGATAATCTTTTTAGAGTTCTCATTTTAGTTTGTTTTTTTGTGATCCTTTCGGATCGGTTTATACTTTATTTTAGTACTTCAAAGGTAATTAATCCACTTGTAACCTCCAAATAAAAAAGCAACTATTTTCACCGAAAACGCCGTTTCTTAACATCATTTAACTTTATTACGTACCCTGTTAAGTACCCCGCTATGTTACTACGATCCAACGAAATAACCATATAAGTAACCAAGTAAGAACGTAGTTAGATAGATAATAAAATAATTTAGTAACTTCAATTACATTAATAAAACTATTTAATAACTCATTACAGTTATTACAATGTGCTCCCTAAATTGTAAATGTTTTTTCGGATCGTGTTTTTTTGCGGCCGATTGTTTTTTTCTGTACTTATTTTTTCTGCACGTGTATTTTTTTTGCGAGCTTGTTTTTTCTGCTCTTATTTTCTGCACCGTTGTTTTTCATGCTTGTTTTTTCGCAGTTTTTAGCATAACACAAATAAAAAAAACGGGTGCTTTTTTGCACCCGCCCCTTGCATCGTCCGGACTGTTATCCTATTTTGTAAATAGAAAATTGGAGTCCAAATTGTGCAACCATATCCACAACAAAATAAAATTTACCGGCCGGATCGTTTTTCAAAAGCGACTGCAAAATTTCGTCCGGATCTGCTTCGTGTACGAATAAATGAAAATAATTATTGTCTATTTTCAACCCGCGCGGCTCGAAGCCATCTAAATTGATAGCTCTTTTGGGATTATTTAGATATTCATTTCGATCCAAAAAATCGATAAACTCCTCCTCAGAAAAATCATTCACAGTTTTAGAAGTTATATACTCGCAAACGTCCACAATAACGGACGGCTGCCATCCATGCGAATCCGGACTAATAAGATAACACTTGTTATCTAAAACAGTCCACTCGTCCGAGTACAATAACATAAAATTAGCATCCAAATATTCATAAAGATTAGGATACTTCTCCTCGATCCGATACCAATTATAACATACCAAAGCGGCTTTTTCATTTTCACTAAGTTTATAGCCGGGCTCTGCAGGCTCGCAAACTTCAATTTCGTAGTTATCTAACAATAAATTAATAACCACTTCGTCTCTTTTGTTTAAATTTGTTCTCATAGTTGTATGTTTTAATTGTTGTTTTTTACGTATTCTAAAACTTCTTTTTTATTCATCGATTTTTTACCAATGTAATTTAAAAAACTGTTTAAATGTTTATTCGTTGTGCTCGAATAATAACCGTTTATTTTCAATTCGTCCGTTACTGCGTTGTAAATTGCAACAATTGTCTCATAGCTTTTAAGACTAAAAACGTCCACGCCGTTTTTTGTTTCTTTGATCACAATAGCCTTACCATTAAAACTTTTTTGCGATCCAACGGGCGCTAAATTGAACACCTCGAAATTGTAATTTTCATTTGTTTTCATATTCATTTAATTTTTATGCTCTTTCGAGCGGTTTATAATTCATTTTTGATACTATAAAGATAGCGCGAAGTATATACACGACCAAATATTTTCAGTTAAACGATGTTAACTTAATGTTAAATGATGTATATAAATAAAAGACTAAAACACTACTAAAACATGAATGTTAAACATAGTACTATGTATTACATACTACTTAATACATAAATAAGTGGTTTGAAAAAATTTAGAGGCCGGCAAAGCGAAACGATAAAACAAATTTAATCGATCCGATAAACTGTTTCGAAAAGCAACCCGGCACATCAATCAAATTACTAAAATTTCATAGAACTACGAAAGTTTCGTAATACTACGAAATTAATATAAAACAAAAACCATATCGTGCACGATACAATTAATTCAACGATATAAAACCAAACCGTAACAACTTCGCATAACTACGAAAATATCGTAAATCAAACCCGGATATGAACGACCACAGTATGAATTAATCGTAAATATATGAACACTTAATAATTCTACGAAAAGTTCGTAGAACAACTAAATGTTTTAGTTACATGAAAGAAGTCCAAACGAAAAACAAATATAGATCGAACAAAAATCAATCAATCACAAAGCAATAATTAAATTGTTATAGTTTCGTAAATCTACGAAAGTTTCGTAACGTAACTAAAAGTTTTAGTTACTCTCAATCAAAATGACGAAAGGCGATAAATAAAAACATGCTGAATAACTATGTTTAAAAAGTATGTTATAAAACATATTTTTATAGCACGGTTAAATCGAACAATAAACAAAGTAACTTTAAAGAGCAATCAAAAAAAAAATTACAGCCGCCGCAAAAGATACCAAACATTACTAAAAATTCGTAGAACTACTAAATATAAATTAATACTTCATGAAAATGTTAAAACAAATAGAGCATCAAAAAGTTACATTTTAACCAAAATACTTATTTGCCAAATCAAACCGATATACAATTCAAAAAAAATACACACACAAAAACCATATCACGAAAGTACCAAATAATTTACCGCAACTTGTTATTGCAACTAATCGTTTCAATAGCAAATATTTCGAGGCAAATTGAAAAGTAAAACTTAATAAATTTATTGTAATTTTAATAAACACAGAATGTTAGACTATAACTACAAACAGATTAGCTATTCAATTGAATAAGTAAATATCGATTAATCACTATTAAATAGCAAATATTTCGACTTAATAGATAATATACTTAACTGTTTGAATAATAGATATTTTTAAGTGAATTGTAATGTAAAACTTTATATTTATATTATAACGTGCAGAATGATAGGGAGTTGTTTCGCGACTTAAAGTTTTAACGACTTAACGCGTCCGGGTCTAACCACGCCCTGCCAAAATTGAACGTCTAAATATTCGTGTCTATATTATTCTTATAATATGTACATAAAGCAAATCGTTTGTACATACCAATTTAACCACCCACCCCCCCTTTGTACGTTCGAGCGCCAGCGGCCATTCGGTGCATCTCTAAATTTTTTTGTTTTTTATTTTTGACCCCCATTTTAACACGATTTTAAGACTGTTATTGGCCTAAGTTATTAAAAATCTTTATTAAATTGGCTTTAATTTTTAAAATAGTGTAATAATGACATGTTTGGTTCAGATTTGAAAATAACGTAAAAATTTGGTTATGAAAATATTTATGTCTAATTTTGTTTAATTAAACGAAAAAAGATAGATACACGAATGGATAAATTGAAATACGAAGGCCTGATCAATGAAGTGTTCGGCCTGATTGATAAAAAGAGATTATCGGAGGTGATTAAGTCCAAGAGGTCGGCCATAAGGGTTGATGGAGTACAGGATTTGATCAGGACAGCTATCATGGAGTCGTCGGTAAGTAAATATAAGGGCTTCCCGTACTTTTTTGGTGGGAGGATATACGAAAAAATGACTTACGACGACTTCTCTAATCTTGTGTATGACTTGATGAAAAAAAGTGGTCTCCCACTGGGGGACTATGCAAGAGTAAAAAGCGTAACCGATTTGTGTTTGAAGGCTATCTCGAATAAGGAGTTGGTCGTTGATAGGGAGTTGATGGTGTTTGAGAATGGGGTTTTGGATACAAGGACAAAGGAGTTGCACAAGTTCGGTAAAGAGTACGTACAGACGTCTTGTGTCGGATATTCTTATGACAAGATGGCGATAGCACCGCAGTGGAGTGTGTTTTTGGATACTCTTTTACCAGACAGGAGAGACAGGCGGATATTGCAGGAGGCATTAGGATGCCTTCTAATCAATCGAGAAGGAGATAGGTTAGATTATATCGTCTTCATGTCTGGTCGTGGCGTAAACGCCAAAGAAATCGTTTTAGAGGCTGTATTGGGAGTGTTTGGCAGGGACGGTATAGGAGATGTACCGATAAGTTCGCTTTTGAACGGAGTGGATAGAAAAAAGAACATAGGCCTTATTGAGGGATTTAGAGCCAATTTAAGCAACGATTTTGTCGGGATGATGAAGAATGAGGATCAGCTGCGTTCGATCGTTTGTAGCGAACCTATTGAAGCGAGAGAGGCATTTGGCGAAAGTTTTATAGCTAAGGATATACCGATTCAGTTTGTAACGGTTAACGACATACCCGAAACGAAACAGATGAGTGATTCTTTACATAAGCATATCGTGGTTGTAGATTTCAAGAAAGACATACCGATGGAGCGGTTTTCGAAGAGAGCTTCTGGGATATTCAAGGACGAGTACTGCGGGATATTCAATTGGATATTGGAGGGCAAGGATCGGTTCGTGAAGAATAAGTACGAGTTCAGTGATCGGAGTTACATAGACACAAAGGTCGATGAGTTTATCGGTTTAGGTAACTCCGTGTTGAAGTTCATGCACTCGAACAGGTATTACAGAACGAATAAGAGTGTAACAGATACGATCCCGAGATGGGTATATTCGTCCAATCTATATGCGGCTTACAAGAAATGGTGCTTGGATAACGAATTGCCTCCAGAGACTTTGTATAACTTCGGTGCTATCTTGTCGAAAGAAGGGTATAAAAAGAGATCCGGGTCGAGAGGTAATCAGTATGCCATATTCGGGACTACGATCATCAATGACGTCAAGACAGAAACGGTTGTTGAAAGAGCAAAGAGGCCTGATGAAGATAACGTGAAACCTTATATGATGGATGGTAGGGAGTACATCAACACACAAGCAGGTATAAGTAAGCAGGTTGGTGTAAGTTCTGCCGAAATATCTATCCTTAGAAAAGCAGGTTTGTTGACCGATTGTTATCACATGGATGGCAGGGTTATCGTGTTTGACATAGAAAAAACCAAGATGAGACTAAAACAGATCGGTAAATACATGACCGAAGAACAGGCCGAAGCCATAAAGAAAAAGATGAAGGATGAAGCCAAGAAAAGGGCGTTGTTTAATGCTGACATGAAGAAAAACAACTCGAAAGAAAGGTTATATAAATCACCAGAAGACGAGATACTGATTAAGCTTAGAAACTCTATTCAGAGAGAAGAAAGAAGAATCTTGTCGCAAGAGGTCAAGAAACTTGAGAAGAAGTACGACAAGCTAAGTAGGGCTAAAAAATAAGCGACAGACATTCACATGCCCGCCGCTCCAAATGTTTGATACTACTTTATGTTTTCAATTGCCCGATGCAAAGATAGTGATTATTTTTCAATCAGCAAATATTTTTCGAGAAATTTTTATGTTTATGGTAAATTATTTTTGAACTACATATCGAATAGTTCACTTGATAAGTCTCTATATCTCTTCGTTGGTTGTTCTGATGTCTCTGCACTGATAATTTCGTCATGCCAAGATTTGTTGTTTAAGAATGTCTCGGGATTCTTGCGATACTTCTTGTCGGGTTGAGCTTTCTTATACTTTGGGATATATTCTTTTATCTTCAACTTGTCTGCTTGTGATAATTTACTCCACTTGTTTCGAAGTTTGTCTTTATCCCCTACTTTTTTGGCATAATCGTCCCAAAATTCATCGAAAGAATATACGTCATTTGAACGATATATATTATTCTTATCATTCTTATCATTCTTGTTTATGTCCGTCTGGTGTCCGTCTGTTGTACTGTCTGTTGTATCATCACCTTGATATGCATCATAGTTACATATTGATATTAAAGTAGTTACGCTCGATTTCTGTTGTATCAACATGCCGTCCGTTTCGAGCTGTTTTATGAAACGTGTTGTTTTGCCTCTCGACCATCCCCATCGACTTGAAAGAATCTCTTTAGAATACCCTATTTGACCACGTGCAACATCGACCCTGTTACCCCTGATATAAAAGAAATTGTTTGTGTGATTTGCCAACAAAATAAGGTCTATCCATGCCTGTGTTCTTGTGAACGGCTCGGAGAAATACATCGGATTATCCATAATCTTTCGATGAAGTTTAATCCAACCCTCATTTTGTTCTTTGATTATCGACTTATTTGCTTTCATTAGAATAAATTTAGCTGTCGTTGATGATTAATAAGTCTGTTTTTACCAGCCTCGTAATAGTCCTCATCCAATTCAATTGCTGTTAACTCAAATCCCATATCATGGCAGGCTATGCCTATTGACAGACTACCGAAGTGTGTATCTAAAATAGTGTCTCCTTCTTTAGCATAATTTTGAAGCATCCACTTGTATAACTGTATTGGCTTCTCATTTGGGTGTATTCTAATCTGTTTATTTTTCATATTCTCTTGAAGCATACCCTGCCATCTCCATTTGAACTTACGTACAGCCGAATCAAATGATGTATAGGCTAACTCGCAATCTGCAAAATCTGTTTTTCCATTATCCTTATCCCATACTATCCAACAACTACTATCAAATGGTATCTTGCTAATAAAGTGATTAGCTCCCCATATAATCTGATTATTGCTTACCCTTATTAATTCATCAAAATATTCTTTTGGTGGTGAATCTTTATCTCCACCCGAATAAGATTTATAATTCTTAGAAATGGCAAATTTACCCCTTGAGTGATTATTAGAACCATCCTCTCCTATGCCGTATGGGGGATCAATTATGGCTAAATCATAATATTTATCTGGTGTTTGCCTAAGCAAATCCATGCAATCTCCGTTGTAAAGATGAATCTTGCCTGAATGATATTCGTTTTTAAATCCTATGTACTCCATTTTGTTTTAATTCTCATATTAAAAACTTGTTTACTAACTTAAATTCTGGTGTCCGTCTGTTGTACCGTCTGCTGTATCATCATGTCAATACTCATGCTAATTACTTACTGATACTTAAATAATTACAATCAATTTCTGTTGTATCATCTGATGACCGTTTTTACGTTCACCGTGTATTTCTTTTGATTTTGAGATCACCCGTAACCACGTTTTCGATCAGCACTATATCATCGCTTTTGTAGATGATGTTGTTCTTCGTCCTGATTGTGGTATCCAATCCGTACTTCTTTACTATGTACTTTCTAATCTCTCCGATTTTGATAAATGCGTTTTCGTTCATTTTTGTTTTGTTTTAAATTGTTATTTTTTAATCTTTATTATTTTGAGCCATTTTAAGGCTTTCTAAGCGATTATTTTTGTCGTGTTGATAAAGACATCAATTTCGATAAGATAATTCAACCTTGCCGATTTATTTAAGCGTGGCGGCGTTTATTTGACTATGCCATGTTGTATATTCAAATTTACTTGCCATAATCTCTGTAAATATTCACCAAATCATCACCCGATAAATCGAACCATCCGTCAGGCCTGCGTCTGTCAGCATATTTTAAATTTAACTCCAATTCTACGTCGTCGTGAATAGACATAAGTACTACCGATTCTTTACCAATCATAGACAAAGATAGCAATGTTTTCGAAATATCGGATGATCTTACTATTTTTATCAGCCAAGTTTTTACGTCTTTTAGTAGATAAGTCTTGTAATCAGGCATTTTATTTAATATTTCTGCTGTATTTGCACGTTCACGAAGTATTGGTCTGTCATTGACTAATTGTTCGTTTACGAAACTCATTATGTCATATCGAAACATTGGATTTAACCATGCTGCAAATTCTAAAAATAACAGCGGGTGTATCCATATTCGGCCGTATCTGCCTCTCTCTATTTCGATGACTACGGCCTCATCATCTCCGCAGTAAGTACTTTCGACAAACTCCAATACGTGAATATACTCTTTGGTTGATTTAAGTCTGATAAAGTCATCAATGTGCTTCTCTTTGTTCTCCTCATTAAACTGTCTCAACAGGTCAGTAGCGTTAAACATGCCGTCTTTTACTCTTTGGATAACTTCGTAGTTACCAATTTTTACTGTAATTTCATTTGATTGCATTTTTAGAATAAATTTAATTGTGAAGTTAATGCTTTTAATCGTTTCTCTGCGATTTTGCAGTATTCTTCGCTCATTTCGCTGCCTATATATTTGCGTCCCGCCTTAAATGCTGCCTCTGCGGTACTGCCCGTACCCATAAACGGATCGTAAATTATACCTCCTTCTGGACAACCTGCAAGTATTGGTTTTGAAATCAGGCTTTCGTTATATGTCGCATAGTGTTTTAACGAATTTGGTTTTAATGGAATATCCCAGAAATCTGAAACATCACCGGGATTTTTACCACTTGGATTATTCCATTCTCT